CCCACCGTCAATTCTTACGCTTTCGCCAGTCATCCCTACTTGGTAAGCGCTTGCATTGTCCGCATTTACTAAAACACTTGGGTGATTATCTGTTACTGGTTTTAATTTTAAACTTGCTAAACTTTCATCTACTAAAATATCATCAGGGTGGCGTAATTCTTTTCGGATCGTGCCGTCATTATTTACATACTCAAAAACGCCAGTGCGTGTAGCAATCGCTTCACCTGCAAGGTATCCTTCAGGCGTGACGGAGGCTTTAAACTCTGCACGGTCTATTCTAAACATCTACTATTGTCCTCTAATTCGTCTCTTTAAGCTTAAAGCCTATGTTTTATTTTGTCAACTTTTCAAATAATGCCTAAATCAATCAGCCATTGTGAACGTCCGTTTTTTCTAATCTCATTCCGCTCACTTATATTTTCAGGGTTCGCCCCTGTTACTGTTTCAGCGTTACACCTGCACCTCATCGCCATTCTAGGGTGCTTCGTCGTGGCTCCTATTGCCCCTCGGCTTAACCATTCGCCCCTAATACTGGTTTTATAAATCGTTGAATCTTCCCATGAACATATCATCCCTTCTAAAGGGCGGTGTGTCCCACGCACACGCTCATCTAAAGCCGTACTCCATACATACAAATTAAAGCCAGTGCCTAGTGCGTTTAATCGCTCAAGGCTTCCGCTTAAATTGCCTATCTCATTCACCGCAATTAACTTGGCTTTATTTAACCCTTGCTTAAATCTTTCTTGGATCTCTTTCTTTAATTTATTCAAAGCAACGCCTGCTAAAAAGCCCCTTGCAATCGTCCCTAGCAATGCTTGCTTTTCATCGTCAAGCATCTTTTCAACCAGCCTAGCGTTTTCACTCGTCCATGCTTGTATCATTGCTTCTCTGTTGCGTATAATCCCGCCGTTTATTCCTTGCCCATTTTTTAACGCATCTTCCGCTAGGGCGTTAAATTGTGCAATGCTTGTCGCCTGCAACGCTCTCGCTTGGCTTAATACCTCTCGCGAAATCTTGGCTTTCTGTAGCAACAAATAAAGCACTAACGCAGTTTCTATTTCCTGCGTGGGGTCATTGCTCAACTCGTCTTCATCCAAACGCACTTTGTATCTTTCTAAAATTGGGTATACTTGCGTTTCTATTTGGTTTTCAAAGTCGTTAATTAAACCAATCAAAAAAGCTCTGTAACGCCTAAATGTCATCGTCGGGAAAGTTGTCTTTTTAGTTGTAAGCTTAGGCATTGCTTTCCCTTTTAAAATAGGCTATAATGTGCGCATTACATTGGTTGGTTTTTTCGATTCCCCTAGTTGTCAAACCCTAGGGGCTTTTTTTATACCTTGGGGTTCTGTGCTTCGTATATCATGCTAATTAAATCCGTATACAAGCTTAAACCATGGTCGCAGTAGTCGAACTTCACACGTCCAAGTTCAGTATAGCCGTTATCCGTAAAAGGTGAACCCCAAAAAATAACCTCGCCTATAGGCATATCATCAGGCACGACTTCCCATTCTACAAAGTCGTTCGTGTCAAACGTGCAAGCGTCTATTCCAAAATCAATCGTTACTGGTTTCGGTTCAGGCATTAAATAATCCCCTTTGTTGCCTTGCGTGTTCAATGCGTGCCTCTGCTATTTTAACATACTCTTCGCTTAATTCCATACCCACAAAGTTAAACCCCTCAAGCATACACGCCTTGCCTGTGCTTCCACTCCCCATGAAGGGGTCAAGGACTAAACCGCCTTGTGGGGTTACAAGCTTTACAAGGTATCGCATCAACTGCGTGGGCTTCACGGTGGGATGTGGGTTCCCTTTGTTAAAAGCGGGTCTATCACCGTCTCTCAATGCCCCCACGCCTTCTGTTTCACTTAAAGCAACTACTCCCTCGTCCCTATCTGCCTTGCTTGCTTTGGCGTGGTAAAAAAACCGCTGTGTCTCGTTTGGAAACAACGCCTCGACGCTATCGGAGCCGTCTAATATGATGTTAGCAGGGTAACGCCCTTGTGTCTCACGCCCTTGTGTCATATACGCACACGCCGTTTTATTAGGCTGGTTAAAATTGCTTGGGTTATGCCTTTGTTCACTCCCCACCCTACACGCATCTATATTCAAGCCCCCCACGCCGTGTTTTAGCACGTTATTGACGACTGTACCATCTAAAGGTTTACGAGCCATGATTATCGGCTCATAGGCTGGCTTTAAGTTCGTGTTCCAGCCTTCCCATTCTGAATTACCTTTAGAAAAATCTGTAGTTAAATCTGTTCTAGTGTCAATCCCATAAAGGTTGTCGCCATTATTTCTTCCGTTTGGATTTCTGCCATGAAAGGGATTCTGTATTTTTTCCCTTTTGTTACCTAGTTTTTTATCAACTGATTTTCCTATGTTCTGTCCTTTGGGGAAGCCCGACCCATACAGCCACAAGCAAGCGTCTCTCATCTCAAAGCCTGCTAGGCGTATGCTTAGGCTCATCAAGTCTTGCGTTCTAGCCCCTGCAAAACAAAGAATATGCCCGCCGTTCTTTAATACCCTGTAGCACTCCTTAAAAAGCATCGGGCTAGGCACGAAGGAATCCCAAGCCTTACCCATAAAGCCTTTTTTACCGTGTGTGTACTCTTCACCTGCTAGCCATGCTGTTAAGGCGTTGACAATATCGCCCTGTGAGTGTTGACTCAACCCATACGGCGGATCTGTTACGATTGCGTCCACGCTATTGTCTTCAATCGTCTTCAGTAGTTCTAGGCTGTTGCCCTGTAGAATCTGGTAAGTCGTCATCGCTCATACTCCCTGTTAGGTCGCTAATAAAATCGTCCTGTCCTTCTTTATCATACACTAAGTTACTGTTAAATCCGCCATTGTGTCTCAAGTCAAATAAATAACTCGGCTCAACGGCTTGGGCATCCATATAAATCTTATCACCTTGTGCCAGCTTCAAACGCTCCTCCGCCTTTTCAAGGTCTGTCATCGGTTTTAAACCGTACCACTCCCATTCAAAGGTTTCAGGTCTTTCGCCAGCCCACTCGCTCTGTTTTTCAAGTAAGCTAATCAACCGCTCTAACACTGGCTGTAGCGTCAAGGTTTGATACCGCTCCACGCTTTTATACCACATATTCAAATCGCTTTCGCCGGTGCTGTTCATCCCTTCAGGTGAACGCCCATAAAGCAACGTCATAGGCATCCCCGCCTCTGCGGATACCAGCTCCATTGCCTTGTTTATAAGCGAATCATAACCGCCTACTGGCACGGTTGAACGGATGAAGTCTTCCTTTTCCGCGTCTATTAAAATACTGTTCATCATTGAAGTAGAATAATCAATGTCTCTCAAACGGTTGGCAATATACTCTTCATTTTGCGCGGCATAGGCTGAATGTAAACTTTCTACTTTAAAAATCTTTAAATCGTAGTCACTCGCCAGCTTGTTCAAAAATTTGTGCATGCCTAGGTAGTTCATAAAGCTTTTATAAACGCCTTGAATCGTGGATGCTCCCCAGCCTTGGTTGGTCTGCTTGATTCTGCTTGGCAAGTAGTCACCTTCAAGCTTCAAAAGCCGTGTATGGTGGATCTTTACCTGTTGATTATTAGTTAGCATCAGGCGGTAGTAAAGGTATTCGTTAAAAGTCTCACTCATTGGGTCTTTATCCCTGTCCTCATCCAGCATCAAAATGCTGTGTCGGTCAAACAAAGTCAACTTCTCAATGCGTACCAAGCCATTCTCATTTAACGGCTTTTCTAGGTCTGCCACGCCGTCCTTGGCTACAATTAAAGCAACCGCCCCGCCGTATAACCTCGCCAGCGTTGCCAGCTCTAAAAGCTTGTGAAACGCGTCTATTCTTTCAAGTTCCGTGTAAAGCTCATGGTCACACTCAATGCCACGCCCTAGTGCTTCGTTAGGCATCAACTCAACTAAACGCCGTCCGATACCGCTCCCGGTGTAAACCGCCTCAACTGCGTAACGGTCTAGTAAGTTCTCCTGTTGAAAGAAGTTCGCCGTGCTTGCATCACGCCCAATCACGCCCAAGCCGTTAATCACGTTTACGATTCCGTCAAGGTTAAACCGTGGCAGTTTAAAACTAGGGCTTGCGTTTGTGGCTTCGGCGGTCTTTCCTGTGAAAATGTCTTTAATGTTGTTTAAAACGGTCATTCTTGCGTGTCCCTTTACTTGTAAGCGTCAAACGCTGAAACCTTGTGGTTTATAAACGGCTCTAAGGCATAACGGATCGCATCTTGGCAATGGTCGTTCTTTTCATCAACCACTGTGCCAATAATACCAGTTCTTTTATCCACTTTGTACGAATAAAGTATCATTTCGTTAATTGTTTCTTTGCACCGTGGATGCACTACGATCCGCTTATAAGCTCTCATGTGCATTATAGCGGAGTAACGGGCATTTGTCCACTTGATGCAAGCCTTTATTCGTGGCAAGCCGTGGTTTTTCAAGTAGCTGATTGATTGTGGGTCTGCGCAGTCCGCTCTTATAACGCCGTTTTCAATTTCAGGCATTGCTTGCTTAATAAAGTCGGCGGTCTCGTTTAATTCTAGTTTGACTTTTACGGCTTCTTTCTCAATGTAAAGGGTTTCATCATGTACCCATACTTTCACGCACGCCATAGGGTCCTGCGAATAGCCAAAGTCCAAGCCATACAGTGGCAAGCCCCATGAAGGATCGTCCACCCATTCATGCACTGGCGTTTGTGACTTCACCAGCTCACCACTGGCTAGTTGTTGGGTGTGAACGTTGGTCTTCACCAATCGCTGTACCTTATTCGGCGTGAACTCTCTCACCTCCCACTTGTCTTTAAACACTTGCGCGTCCGTGTGTGTTAGACACTCACCCTCCCAAACGTGCTTGTAAAGGGCGGGGTCACGTTCAAGCATTAAACGGCGCTCCATTTCAAGTACGGCGGGGAAGTGTTTGTTCTCGGTGTAATTCACCTTGGCGATATACGCCTCAGGGTGGGGCGTGGCTATAAAAAGCTTATAGACTGGGTCGTCTTCGAGCCGTGGGTTCATCGTCATCCATATTTCAGAATCAGGCTCTCGTATTGTAGGAATCAGAATATCAAGGCTTTCTTGGCTTATGGTCTGTGCCTCTTCTATCCAACAGATATTTATGCCAGCGGTGGACTTGATGCTTTCGCTATTGTGGCGTAACCCCTTAAAGGTAAACTCACTGCCGTTCTTAGACGTTATGGTGTCCCGCTGTATAGTGAAGTAAGCTGATAGCCCTAGGTCGTCAATACGCTTGCTGAGGAGCCGGTGGACGCTATCGCTGATTGAGTTTTGAAACTCTCTAGCACATAAGACTCGCACCCGTGATGTTAAAGCTTTCACAATTAAGGCATCCGTGAAGGTGAATGACTTACCGCTCCCTCGCCCGCCATACGCTACTTTGTACCGCTTGGGTCGGAATAAGCCTTGGCTCCATTGTGGAAAGGTCAAATCCAGCTGTTGCAACGGTTTAACCCTTTTTGCGTCTGATAATTAACATTATGGTCTAAACGCCGTGATTTAAGCATCGCCAGGCTTGGCATCCGTGAAGTTCACGGTGAAAGAAGGCAAGCCGTCAAAACCGTGTGTGTTGTCCGTCGATTGCTTGTAGCCCATTTTTGAGTTCGCATAGAACTTCGTCGCATCCAGTGCGATTTTCGGATCTTCGTGGAAAATGTGGCGTTTCAGTTGCCTTGCTACCCTTGCATCAAATAACGGCTTCACGGACTTCAGGAAGTCGCCGTAATGCTTAACTAGCGTCTTATCGCATATGCCTAGGGCTTCAGCCATTTGCTTATGCGTTGCCCCATTCATAGCCATGCCTTCGAGGATCTCGTGGCTTTCTTCAGTTGGTATGTGAGAATTAAAATGCGGTACATCTTCTTTTTTCATATGAGGCATCGAAAAACTCCTTCCCAAGCCATTATGCCTGATTCTTTCCGATTCGTCAATATCACTATGTAACGAAATGTAAACTATTTGAATGATTCAATAAGAAAAGTGTTGACAAGTTGTATACAATTTGTTAATATGTATACATAAGGTTAATCAAACGAGACGCCTTAGAGTTACGATTTAAAAAGGAGTTACGATTATGTTAAAGCAAGACGAAAAAGAAAAAGTCCAAAAAGCTTGGCAATACGCCGAACAAAAAGGGATTGACCTTTCTAAAAACTATGTGAAGGTTGGCGGAATGAAAGTATACGCAGATCGTGTTATTTATGATTACTCTAAAATGTTTGGGGCTGGTTGTATTGTAGAAAAGCCTTACTCCCCTAGTGATATTTTAATAGGCTAGACGCCTTAGAGTTACGATTAAAAAGGAGTTTTGAAAATGTTTGAAAATACTGAATTTGTAACAATAAATAAAATTGCGGTGGGTGATTGCATTTTTTTTGAAGGTGTTTGGCAAACCGCTACAAAAACAACAGTTAATCATTTTAAAAGTTGCTTTGAGTTTTCACCGATTTACTACAGTAAAGAAACTGAAAAGGTAAAAAGAGCCATTACACACTAGGGGGCTTTGCCCCCACCGTTTACTTTAAAGAAGGAGTCCCCCCTGTATGAAAACCCTTGATTACATCCACAAGGTAGAAGCCCATAAGGTCAGGCCATGTACTGATGATGCGATTGATACCGAACGCCTTGATCGTGTCGCCCTTGCCAAGCTTCACAAGCTCAATCAGAAAATGCCAGTGCGTGTGTTTCAGTTAAACTTGAAGGAGTCCCCCCTGTGAAAAACTACCTCCGCCTGTGTGTCCTATCGCTTATCATGCTACTCTCCCTCATCACCACGCTAGGCCTGCTACTAGGGGAGCAAGTGCAAGTAAGCGAACACCTCGTCAACGTCCCTAGAAACCTTACAATGTTAGCCAAGTAGAAAAGGAAATGCACACCATGAACGGAACAGAAGCATTTGGATTATTTGTTATCTTGCCAGTTTTTATTTTGATTTTGAAATTAGCAACAGATCCTTTTCAAAAAACTGAAATGGTAAAAATAAATCATTCCATAAGATTACAAGAAGAAGAATGGAAAAAAAATTATGAAATAAATAACCCACGCCCAATTATAGACTATAGCAAATTAACCCCCTTTGAGGCAGTTTGCGAAGATATTGAAGCCTATTTAAAAAAACACCCTGATGTTTCGTGCATTTTGTATACGCAAGAACACGAAGGGAAATTGCTCGCACTAAAAAAGTTTACATACAAAGCCGACAGGGATGATTTATCCCCAAAATATGTACACAACGCAATGCGACGCTCATTTAAAAAGTATACAGACAAAGCAGGGATCGACTATAACCCTGATATAAAAATCTTTGACTGATACACTAGACAAGCCACCTATAACCATAAAGGAAACTAAACCCATGAAAAACAACATCCCAAAACGCACGGCAATATGGCTCGGGGTTAGTGTCGTTGCCTACTTGTTAGATCCCCCGAACTTATGCCTAGTCTTCATAGCGTGGGTATTGGAGCCATTTTGGATGAAGTTATTTCAAAAAAACAAAGAAGGGAATTAAAAAATGAATCGAGAAAAGCTTATTGAAAGATTATTTGCGTTAAACAGTTCTTCTACGTTAAATGGCTACTGGACGACTAAAAATGGTGAAAAAATCCCAATTGAAAAATTAACAGACTTTCATTTGCAAAATATCGTTAATCACTGCCAAAAAATAATGGATGCAAGAATGGAAGCTCTTAGGCAACCAAGATATGTAGAAAAGGATTCATATAACGGCGTTTTTTCAATGGGTGAAGATCCTTGCGATGATAGTATGTTTTAAACTGCTCATTATTTGGTTAAAGTTATAGCTTTCTTTTTCCCCGCATTTTTGTTATCTTAAAAATGCTCATAATTCAAAAAATCACACTCAAACGTAACTCACCCCCTAGCAATAGGGGGCTTTTTTTAATTAGGGCGAATATGCCACAATTAAAATACAAGCCTCTGTAAGCCTTCAAAAAACAACTCCCCTTGTCTTTATACTCAACAGGGGAGTTTCGTGGCTTGTGATACCTAAATTAACGACGCAGAATTAAGCTTCAACTGTTTACCAAGTTTCAGTTTCAGCTTTTGCTCTTCAGTCATCACTTTGGGCGTGCGTTCTTTAAACACTCCACGATAGACACGACCAGCGTTTAAACATTCTTGACATTCCGTCTTGCAAGTAGGTGTTAGTTTTGATTGTGCGACTACATCAATCCAAGCGTTATTACAAAGTGTATGACCCATGTAAGCTAAGCCTACCTCTTTCATTTCGCCATTTTTGCCTATTGCAATTTTGGCATTTAAGCAAACGTGTTGACCGTATAGCTTTTCTCGAGCAACCATGTTATAATCTCCTTAATATATATCACGCCCCGACCTTTGGGGCTTTTTTTATTATACCACAATTTTCACTACTCTTCAATAAAAAAAACTCGAGAGTCTGCGTCCCGAGTAAAAAAAAGGAGTAAAATGCTACTGTTAGCTGTAGCACTTTCAGTATAACCTAGTTTGCTTCAAAATTAAAGCCATTGGTTACATAGTCGAAAACAGTCATCCATATTGCCCGCTTTTCACGCTTGAATCGGCTTCTATTCACTTGCTCACCCTTGGGGGGTGGTATCCTATGGATCAAATCATTACACCGCTTGTGAAACGTATCCGTCAACATCGCCAAGTTGCTTGTGTGGCGTTGTCCTATGTGATGCAAATTAACATATTGCCCGTCTACTCCTATAGGTGCCGTACCGTTCGCCATACGTCTTAGGTTCTCAACCGTGGGTTCAAACGTGTTGGGGTTGAAGTACACTTTGCGGTTCAACTCTTCAATGTGAATGGGTGTAAAGTATTTCATGCCACCATTCTAACCAACCACTAGGGCGATTGTGTGACCATATTGCTGGCATCAACAAAATGCTAGTGTCGTTTGTTGCATAGTTTCTTTGCAATTTTAGCCGTTTTTTAGCCATTATGGGGTGGATAGCCAGTGGTGGTGCGATTTATTTCTTTGCACGTTGTTTGCATATTTATGTTTCTATTCCTATTTCTATAACCATAACTATTACCATAACTATTACTATTACTATTACTATTACTGCTAGATTTGCTAGGGTTTGCTAGGGTTTGCTAAAGTTTGCTTAGCACTTCTAGCATTTGCTAGATTTGCTAGACCTTATTTAAATAAATAGTTTAAAAAGGGGCTTGATTTTCTGATTCAAATATGTTATTCTGAAATTGCAAGACGGTTAGGACTTATTTTTGTACTTATTTTTAATCAAAAAAACTACAATTTTCCCCCTGTCGCCTAGCTGTCTTGCAACACTTAGACCCGCAGGGGGTTTTTCTATTAAGGATTTTATCATGGTTGATGAGAAAAAAGGATTTATCATCTACAAAGATTGGTGCTTAACCATTCTTGAACTAATGAAAGATAATGAAGATCCTTTAACTCATTCTGAACTTGGGATGCTTATGGAAGCCGTTTTTTCATATCAGTCAAATGGTGAAGATTTAAGCAAAAACCTTCCAAAGCATATTCGTTTTTTATTTAAAAATATCTTGGATGTGTTTAATAGAGATTTAGATAAATGGCAAGTGACAAGAGAAAAAAGAAAAGAAAGTGGAAGATTGGGTGGATTGAAAAAAGCAAACAATTCTATTAAGCCACAAGAAGTGTCAAAAGTGCCAAAAGAAAAAAAAGTGCCTTTGTTTGATGATTTTTATAGTTTATATCCAAAAAAACAAGGTAAGGAACAAGCAATTAAAGCATATCAAAAAGCCCTTAAAAAAACTACGCACGAAGTAATTATGGCTGGGGTTAAAAATTATACAGCTCAAATAGCCAGTAAGAATACTGAAATGCAGTACATTAAACAACCTGCTACATGGTTAAATGCTGGGTGCTGGGATGATGATTACACTATAGAAACCAAACAAAACTTAGCAGATATAAACGCTATGTGGGCGAATGAACCAAAGGGAGTTAGTTATGGATTTTAACTTAAAAAGTCTTGCCTTGGATGTAAAGGAATATCACTATCAAAATGCGATTACAGAATTAGAAATTGGTGAGCGGTTTAATAATTGTTTTTTTGGTGCAAGCGGAGAGATCCTTACAGAATGTCAAATAAAAGCTAAAGAATGGGCTTTTCAGTTTAAAGAAGGTAACAAAGAAAAGCCTTTTTTGTTAATGGTAGGAACTTGCGGAGCTGGTAAAACGTGGGCTGGCATATCCGCACTGTTGCACTTAGCGGTTACTTTTCGTGGCTGGGGTGGAGATAAGCCCGATAATTGGCAAAGTCAAGCTTTTGGCAGGTTTCACACACACTATCAACTTGCGGAGTCTGTTTTTAGAAATGATTATGCAGAAGAAAACAGACGTAAAATGTTAGAAACTCGTGTTCTAATGCTTGATGATTTAAGGGCAGAGGGGACAGGCAGAGTGAGTGAATCCTTACTTGCGTGGATGGATGAACTTATTAACTTTAGATATAACCATAATTTAGCAACCATTTTAACAAGCAACACAACAACCGAACAATTTAGAGCAACTTATGGTGAAAAAATTGTTGACCGAATCCAACACGCAGGCATTGTTTTAAAAGTTAATTCTGAAAGTTTAAGAAAGGAGAAAGCTAATGCCTAAAAAAGAAGGACTTACTCAAGAAGTCGTACATTCCAATAAAAACCTTGTGTCCACTTCAAACGGTACTTTGCAAGTGGTAAGTGTAGCACACGGCACGTTTAAAAAACTTGCTGGCAAGGCTTCTAGCGTGTCCGATGTGGGGCGTGTTGCCAACTATGTGAGTGCTTGCTTCAAGAAGAAAAACTACACGCCTAAGTGTGCCAAGTGTGAAGACGTGGGTCACTTTACTGTAGTGGGTCAAACCCCGAATGGTGAATATACCTTTGGTGTGCCTTGTGAGTGTAGCCCCATTGTTGCGAGCGTAATGCACAGTGGGGAATATGAGAAAATGACGAGAACTGTTTTAAGCAATAAGGGGCTTACAACATGAGTAAAATGACACCCGAAGATTTGCAATACCATATTGAAGAACACGCCAAGTGGTTAAAAAACAACCGAAAAGGTGAATACTTTTACCTTGAAAAAATATGGAAAAATTATAGCGGAATGTACATTTTAAACGATTTTGATTTTAGCAATGCGGATTTAAGTAGATCCTATATAGCTAATTTTACATTTCGTAATTGTGTTTTTAAAGATACCAATTTTAGCCAAGCCACGTTCAACAATTTAACTTTTATAAACTGCGATTTTACAAATGCGATTTTGGCGGATGTGGATTTGTCTAGTTGCGAGTTTGTCTATAATATCAATTTAGTAAAAAAGGAGACTGTATAATGACCGTATATTTGAAAATACAGGGGCAATTATTTAATTTAAGTCTGATTCCAAACATTAGAACAGAAAAGATTTATGTAATGATAGGAGGGTTTGGGGTTTGTTGTAAATATAAGGAAGTGGCACATCAGCTATTTGAAGATATTACATTAGCCTTGATAGTGCATCAAGAAAAAGCGTCCGTCTTTCCAGTTGATACATTGATTGAGCCGTTTACAGGTGAAGACAAATATAGCCAACAAATAAAAGCGATAGAAGCCGTAATTGAAGAAAAAGAGAAGCAGGATCTATTAAATCGTGTTTTGGAT